CGTCTAGGTACTGAGGGTCACACCAGAACCAGGGGCTATACCACCGCCTCCGGCTCTTGTATGTACCCCTCCGCCTGACACTGACAAACCCATTTAAAGGCTCATCGGGCCAGAAACGGAGTATGTAGGCTAACACGGCACGTCCATCCGCCTCACGGCGTTTTGGACGAAAAGACAAGACGGGAAGTTTTATTCGCCCGTCTTGATCGGCGTCGAGGATGAAGAACTTCAACCATTTTAACGGTAGAAGAAGCCCATCATCGCCAACATCCCCAAAGGGGACGGCGTGAGCTCCAGACCAAGCAAGGACCCAAAAAGTTTTGTCTTCGTGGGTTATGTCTGGAGGAGCTAACACCTCTCGATAATTCCGTTGGATCCTAAAGAAATTTAGGACCCCGCTGATACTAGCGTACCAAGCGGAACGCACCCAGGGACGAGACCGACCATCGTCAGCGTTGCCATCACCACCAAGGTGATAACGCAGCAGACGATTAGCAAGTCTATAAACCTCTGGAAGCGAATCGGGAATCTCCTTTTGGTATGGCGGAGTAACATCACGCCCATCCCAGTAATGCTTGCCACAACTTTCACGAAAGTATCCTCGGTCATGAGATTTCTCCAAATTAACGGAGAAACCCATGAACTCAAGAACCTCGATGAGAAGTGGGTAGCACTGGGACGGCAAAATAATGTCATCTCCGTATATGCCGATTAAGTCCTCTGCCCCTGTTACTTCCACAACAGCAGAAGCAATACCCCAGAAGATCAGCGACTCAAGCTCAAAAGTAAAACCGTTCCCCATACTGGAGAACATTTCGAGCTTTTGCCACTGATCCTTTACCCAGGATATTTCCGGGGAACGCAACTGGTCGAGTAGTACCGACCAGTCCAGAGGCAGCAGTGTAAACACTGCTTCCCTACACACGGTGTTTGACGCGTCTTTGACGTCCACAGTGACCGCTCCTCCAGTGATGGAGGCCCAGTATGCGAGCGCTTGGTTCCACGTCTGATCATCTAAATCAACACCGACACGCTTGAGACGATAACGAAATTCACGGCCTACTCCGAGCTGGAGAAACACATTACCAGTCGGTTCGATCGCGATACTTCGTTTAGTCAGAGCGTTTTTCAGTACGAGAGTTGCCCTGCAACCTCTCACTATCCGAAAACAGTGAGGTAGGAGGCTGAAAGGACCTTCGACCGAGGCGTTGCATAGCAGTGCGCCCCAATGTGGATCCGCTTCAATAACTGCCTTTAAGTAGGGCAGAGCTCTACGGGTGACGCTGATAGGGTATTCCCCTATCTTGTCTTCCAGGGTTGCGCACTCCCCCTTCAGGGAATACGTGGCACCTGGACCCCACCTACAGTGTTCAAAAACACGCACTAAGTTCGGAGCTCCCAACAACTGCGCGATTTTACGTTGTGCCGTAAAAATTACGGATTCAACGCGTGGAGAACTTCCACGTACGCGCGATTGGCGGAGCCTCAAATTCGAAGCGTGATTTTTCTCCTCAGACTGTTTCCAGCTGAGTTCGGCGGCGGCTTTTGTATCGATACCTGTTTCGAGCCCGATGTACTTTGAAAGCCATCGGGTCACGGCATAGTCGCGACTAAAAGCCTCGCCATCACTGTAATCCAGCGGATTAACACGCTTTCGGGCAAGCTGTTCGAACTCGCCGTACTTGAACATTAACCAACTGGCCAAAGACACTGGCGTATCAGCTCGCCGCGTAAACGCAGCGAAAACCTCCGTTAAAATGGAGGCGGGTAGATTGCCAACTGAGGCCTTCATGTTTAGTCTACCAGGTAGTTGTCAACTCCTGGTTCATGACCTGAGTGAGCAAGTTCCTCGCTTTTGGCGCGAACGAGCTCCCTCAAAAGACCCAGATCAGGCTCAACTGGCTGCGCGATATTGCAGAACTCAAGATATGATTCGACAAGATCACTAGTGAAATAGTAATCTGCCGGACCATAAATTTCATCCTGCACCGTCTGCAGCACAGTATAGGCTCGCTCTGAATCCAACATGAAGATCTCAACAGACTCGTCATCCAGCGCAAATTCCAAAATTATAACGCTGGTTTCAGAAGTCTGCTTACCTCGACGTGCCCAACGAGCACAGAGTGACGTCGCCCGCCCTATGTTCGACCAAGTAATATTTTGTTCGGGAGAACAAAATAAATTTTCTTGGTATAACTTTCGGATGGACTCCATCGCTGCGCCAGTCAAGCGAGCACCAGTGACGGATACACGTTTCAGTGTACGGCCAGAAGTGCCAAACGGTACCAAATCGTGGGTCAAATGCATGTTTACTCTCCTTAAAAGGTATAGTGAATTGCACACGACCCTTGGTTAGTACCAGAAGTCGAGATCCTCGAGCACCTTCTTGACGTTGGTGTCCGCGAGGGTGTTGGCAGTGATCGCCCGCAAGTCCTTCCGGTTTTGCTGGGTCGATCGCATAGGCAGGAGCCATTCCTGATTGCTGCGTAGAACATACGCAACAGTCGGGGCAGGCTCGATGCCCGTGCCAGTGCTGGGCGACGTCTGCTCAAGAACGGTGAATGACACGTTAAGTGTCACTCGAGCAACACGTTCTTGATCCGTGCGAGAAGACGTGGGCGGCCGCTTCATCTTGAAGAAGATGGAATGGTACCCAATCGGGATTCCTCCCGACCTGTCCTCAAACACGTAGCCGTCGCTCAGTTCGAGTGGGTTGAACGTATGGGAGACCGGAGTCCCTGCACCGTCGTTAACGACGATATTTGCCAAAGCTGGCATAAGTTGCCTTTAGAAAGGTATATGGAACAAGAAACCTCACAGGTTTCGCTCACCATTTAACCACTAAGGTGAACTAATGCTTGCCGAGGAGGATGGTTCGGGCAAGCGCTGCAGCGGAAATAATTCGCTGAGCACCGAGCTTGACTTCGAGGCGCGGAAGCTGCGGCCAGGGAAAACCCAGGAGCACAGTCCTTTGCTTCTTTACGGCGTAAACACGTGCGGTATCAGAAACATCGTAGTCACGGGTAGTAAACCCGATCTGCGAATGCTCATGACCACCCCAGGTGTTCACGACGTCGTTCAAGGCGAGCTGAGTGACATAACCTCTTGTGAAGGTCAAACCACTACCGAGAGCAGCCTCCATGTTCTGGAGATAGCTTCCGATATCGTAAAACCAGTCGACCACAAAACTGAGAGTTGTTAACTCCCAAGCTATGGACAGCGGATTCAACGACGCTAGCCGAGCACGGTCAAAAGTGGCACTGTCAACAACAGACGCCGTAACACTGATCCTCGCTCTTTTCAGGGACCTACCTTGAAGGTAGGAAAACATCCCTGTACCGCCCGAAAGGCTGCGCGGAGATTTCTCTCGCACATCCTCTTCCCGCTTCGCTCGACCAACAAAGGTTATTCCATCGAAGAAATTTCCGGTGAAATTAGCCATGTTGTAAATGTCGAGCATCGTAGGAAGCAGGCCGTACTTGCTCATGAGCCACTTTCGTGACAAGAGGAGCGAAGGCCGGTGTTTAAGCGTATGCATCAACCGTCTGAAACGGCGGTGTGAGTTCTTTTCGTCGAGGCGATCAAGCCCACGACGCCAGACCTCACGAGCATCACTCGTTCCAAGGTCGTCGGATATCTCTTTACCCAACCTACCAGTCTCGCGAAGTTCAGCGAGACTAATCGTGAGATCAAGTTCAGAAGCTTTGATCTGATCCCACAAACGGCTCAACGCGGTATTATACGTTGTGCTGTCAAGTTGAGGATTGAAATAGCCGCCGAGATCGTCGCCGTGCATATTGTCTGCCATTCCCTCGCGATAAGTTTCAATGCGGGGGACATCTAAGCCGAAGGCACCAAACTCGCGAACTACGACGTTAGCAGTTCCCTGCATAGCGTCATAGCGAACGATATTGTACTCTCCGGCCGTGGGCAGGACATGCCTACGCTTGTCATTAGAACCGAAGCCAGAAAAAGTAAACGCGTCCGTTCGCCCAATAGGTTCTTCCACCAAAGTGGTGGTGGAACCGCCTGGGAACGAAGTGGTACGCGTCACTCGGCTTCTAGCCTGCTGACGGTTGTAGTTCTGCACAAAACGACTCCTGGGTTGGTTAAGTCCAGCCTTGCCTAATTAAAACTAGGCAGACATGCCTAGAAGGGTCCCCGCGAG